TGGATTCGGCGGTGTCCATCTTCGCGCCCTTGGCAATCTGCGTTTGGCGCTCATCGTCAACCGGGACAAGGGTAACGCTGCGCGGCTCGTCTATCGGTATCAGTTGGACTTGTGCCATTATTGCACCCTGTACTTTTTGCCGTTAACTGTGACGATGCCATTCTTGACGGGGTAACGCTTGCCGCCTACCTCAACCGTATTGCCCTTCATGTTGCCAGACAAACCCTTTGGCGCGGCTTGGTCGCTCTCGGCTGCATCGAACTGGCTTTTGGTGTTTGCTTTCCCGTCAGCCGAAAACAGGGGGTGAGTGTCAGACCAGTTCTGCAACTCGGTGTTAAACCCAACATCAAGCGTTCCGTTTTTCTGTCTGTACTTGGTAGCCAACTTAGAAACGTCAATAGACCTTTGCGCCATGGCTTGGGCATACTGAATCATTTGCAGGTTACCTTCGGGGGAGTTGCCAAGGTTCGGCACAGATGCGGCAAGGAAATTACGATCAGCGTCCGACATTGCACCCGGCATCCCTGCCCCCCCTGCGGGGTTTCTAAGCTCAAGGGTGAGCTGGTTTGACAGGGCAATTGCTGCCTGTTTGTTGCCAAGGTTTTTGTCTATATTGATGCCAAGGGATGCCGCCGTTGCCGCTATTTGCGTACCTGCTGGTGTCAATTTGCCAGTATTCACATCTTTTAGCAGGGACTCAAGCCGCCCGTACATGTTTTTCTGTCTAAATCCGGTGTCTCCCTGCTTAACTATGTCGTTGTACCTTTCCCCTTGGCCTTTCCCGACGGTTTTGGCTTCTTCAGTCTGCTCCTTGGTGGTCACGTTTGTACTTACACGGGTTGCCCCCGCCTTTTTGCGCTCTACTTCTTGCGTGTTCCATTCGGCAAGAATCGTAGGAAGGTCTTTCTTGGATTCCTTCCCAGCCTGAAGGAATGTTTCAAACTCGGTGACAGAGTTGTCAACCTTTTTGGCAACGTGTTTCCATTCCTTCCCGTCGTAATACACCTTGCCGCCGTCAGGAGCGTCAAAGAACACTGGAGGTTCACCGGCGGACCCCAACTTCATTTTGGAAGGATCAAAGTTGTTGAATATGTCTGGGTTGGCAGCTATCCCCTGTTTAGCCATATTGCCTGTAGGGTCTGCTTTCATCCATTGTTCCAACAGTTTCCCCGACTTGTCCATTTTGCCGAGGATTATGTCTATCTTGGCCGCTCCCTCTGCATCGCCATACTCGGCCACCTTGGCCTTTTGTTCTGCCATCTTCTGATTGAGGCTGTAGGCGTCGCCGTATTGGGACATTGCCGCCGTGTTCCCTTTGGACGCAAGGTCAGACATTACGTCAAGCCGGGCCTGAGCGGAGGCAGGCTGTTGAGCGGGACCAAGCCCGGAAAGTGCCGGTTCCTGCCCCGGCTGCACCGGCCCCATGCCTGCCGGTTCGGGATAGAGATAACCTCCCTTGGCGTTTGACAGGGCGTCCCTCAGGGCGAGTTCGTCGGTGTTCTTGCGCTGCGCCCCCTGTAGCTGCAAGTCGGCAAGGGTGCGCCGCGCTGCGCGGTCGGGCGCTTCATCGGCGTACTGCTGGTCTTGCCGCTTCAGTTGCGCCAGAGTGCCGAGCGTGTTGGTGAGGTTGGATAGCCCCTGGTTTGTCTGCGCCCACGGATCGAAAGCCATTCCTACCTCCCTTTAAGGTACTGCCCCATCTGGTAAGTACCGACTGCGTTAGCCGCTGTGCCGCCGAGACCTGCCCAGAGGTTGGCCTGGGTCTGCCCGTTGTTCTGCGCGATGGATGCAAGGTTGGTCCCGGTGTTCATGATGTTGCCGCCCACGTTGTTCGCCGCGTTCTGCCCCGCTCCGGCGATGCTGCCCGCCGCGCCCTGGCCGGTTTTAACCATGTTCCAAAGCTCATTGCGCTGCGTTGCCTCGTTCTGCACATTCAAGTCGCCAAGGGTGCGCCCGGTGGCGTTGGCTGCAACGGTCCCGGACCCGCGCCCCATCATGCGGAGTGAGCGGCCCAAATCTTCAAGCGTGCGGCTTTTCGTGTATTTGAACCCTTCACTCTCCTGCGGCTTCCACTGCGCGGAAAGCATGGAGGGCTTGTCGGTTATCTGCCCGTCCGGTCCCCTGTAAAATGGCTTATCCGCGCTGTATTTGGCATCCCAAGGGTTGTTAGCCATGTGCTGCAGCAGGAAGTTGTTGTCCTTCCCGGCAAAGTACTCATGACCACTTTGCCGCAACAGGTCGGCGTTGAGGTTCTGCAACTCCCCGGAGTCCAGCCGAGTAAAACGGGGATCAACATACTCGGAGTCTCCACCATAAATGGCGCTCTGAAGGGTGGCCAGCGCACGGTCGGACGGCTGCCGGAATGGGGCGAAGTCCTCGCGGGTCTGGTCGTACATGTCCCATTGCAACTGGTTGGCGTCGGAGGATGCACCCTTGACGGCGCTGGCCTGCTTCTTAGCCGCGCTGTTGGATGCCGCCATACTTGCGCCTGCGCCTACCACTGCCGAACCTACTACCGCTGCGCTTACCCACATGTTGCACCTCCTGCCAGCTTGAAGCCGTCTTTCCAGCCCTTCTCTATGCCCTCGTTGACCATCATGGCGACGGGAACGGGGTAGCACCTTTCGTCTTGTGCCAGCATGAACACCGGCCTGGATGCAACATGGAGGTCAACGTTCTCGACCGTTGGAGCGGATGATAGAGAAACCTGCATACCGTCTTTCATGGTGAGGTAGAGGCAATACATGTTCGACTTTTCCACCGTCTCCGATTGCGTCGGCATCAGGTCCGCGAACTTGGTGAGGAACGCCTTGTGC